TCCGTAAACCCCGGCCACTACCTGAGAATAGAGACCTGGGCTTTTTGTTGATCGGAGTAAACAAATACAATCAATATTTTTTTGATTAAACCCTGTGGTCAGCACGTCCACATTAACAAGAATCCTGAGATCGTTCCTGAACTCATTCAGTGTTTCCTCGTTCTCCGCATCCCCCTTTTGTGAATGAATACACTTCGCCTCCATTCCTTGTCTGATAAACTCTTCAGTAACGGCCTCGCAATGTGCGATACCGGCAGTAAACACTAAAATCTTTTTCCGATTAGAAGCGAGGTCTTTTATTTCCTGTACTGTTCTCGTTATAAGATCGTTTTTGTTGAAGGCACGTTCCATTTCGCCTTGAACATAATCCCCGCCACGGACATGAACCCCCGTGAGATCGGCCTGATTTATAGAGTTTTTCGATATAATATTACATAGATATTGTTTCTGGTCCCTGTTTTTAAAGTGGTTCGGGTTGATTAGCTCAGGAATACTTGTACTATGACAAATATCGTCAAAAATAGCATCATCACCTTCAGTTAGCATCCCGTCTTTCATCCGATACGGAGTAGCCGAAAGACCGCCGATAATTATTTTTGGATTTATTTTAAACATCTCATCCAGAAATTTACGGTACGTCCCGATTGCTTTTTGCGGTATCCTGTGAGCCTCGTCTACCAGGATAATATCAAAGTGTCCAAGCTCCCACGCTCTCTTGTGGACCGACTGAATCCCCGCAAAAATTATTTGATTCCTTGTATCCCTTGAATTCAATCCGGCACTGTATATCCCAACATCAAGCAGCCGGTCATCGAGAAGGCCCAAAAGTTCAGCGGTGTTTTGCCGGATCAACTCTTGCTGATGTGTCAATAGCAATATCCGCGTACCCTCAAACTCAAGCATACGCTTTACAATAAGGGCCTGTACAAGAGATTTTCCGCTGTTATGCACAACCATTCCATTGGCTACAAAATTATGATCTTTATAACATCCAATATCATACGTATGGTCTTTACCCCAATAAGTAATTGATTTTACTTTTGAATATACTGGAACGCCTTGATTGAAATGGAATTTTGATTTTTCTGAATGAAGTAATTGATGATCTCGTTTCTTCATTTTCCTTAAATTGTTGATATTGTTATTATAAGGATTGCCGTCTATATGATGTATGTCATAAATCGAAGGATTAACATATTTTAATTTTGAACTTTTTTCTTTATCTGTTTTAAGTATTTTTTTATATTCTTCAAAAGAAAGATTATTCAAATTAGCTTCATAAATGGCTCTATGTTGTTCTATTCTTAAAGTGTATCCTCTTTTTTCTTTTTTAGTCCTAACTGTTTTTGCATATAAATGAAACCATAAATTATTTACAAAAATATCACCTTTATATCTTTTCCCTTTACTGTTTTTTGTTGCGTTACCATTACTTTTTGCTTTCAATGTATCACACATTATATAATCTTCTTTGGAAAGATTATCCATTCTTTTCCATCCTTCTTTTGTCATTATTCTGTGACATGGAGTGGCTTTTATTGTTAAACCGTTTTCAAGTTCCAGTAGCAATAAATCTTTTATCCCACTGTATGTTATCGATTCCACTTCATTAAGCTGTATCGTATTTCCATTAAAAGAACGGACGTAGGTATTATGACTTTTGTCATAGTTATGGTGTATGTGTTTCTTTAATCCGTTAAATGCAAGATACATCGAATCGATTCTTTTTTTTCTTCCCAACGTGCATCTATTTTCATTTATTATAGTATCTCCAGAGAGGCATCCCGTAGGCATAACTACCAGCGGGTGTTTCCCCGGTTCGTCAAGGGTATACTTGAAAAATGAGTTTATAGCTTCGGCTTGATAATATCGTGGTGTCAGCATTCTTTACTCCCTGTCTGCTTTATTATATTCCTTTCAGCCGTGGATCAATTTTCTTAGACATTCCATCGGTCCACATTTTCTTTTCCGCTTTCGTGTCCTCGCATTCCGTACCTGCGAAGGCAGCTTTCACGTTATCCGAAATTTGCGGATTGATGTTATCCACAGTTTTTATCTTTTCCCGAAGCTCAATGCTGGTATACATCGCATCTATCTTTTTATCAAGAGGCGGGATTCCGGTCAAGAAAACATTTGCGAAGTTTATGTTTTTTGACTCGATTCGATACAAGCATCCTTCCTCAAGGTGCTCAATTAGCTTCGCCTGAATAAGTGCCGGATTGTATACGTGATATTTACATCCGACATGCAGTGTTTCTTCAGGTATTATTTCTTTATTGAATCCACACTCCCGTTGACCGCCCTGCACCGGCTCAGAGTACCGGCAGGTTTTACAGTTTACAAGCGGGAACGCTCCATCGTGGCATATTTCTTGATACTCGCACCATTTGCATTTATAAAACTCCCGCTTGTCGCTGATCCTTTCCGGCAGTATCCAATTATCGAATATAATCGACTTCGCCTTTTCGATGATTGCTTCAGCCTCTTTTCGGTTGTACTCGGTGCGGACGCTTATTTGTCTTCTGCCTCCCGGAGTGGAGGCTACTAAGTAATGACGAGTTAGTTTCATTTCATGCATATATATTTGAGCTTGTGCATAATACTCTTCTTCCCATTCGCGGAGAGCATTTTTTTCTCCATGTTCAGCTATTAGCTTTTCAAGTTTATTTATGAATTTCTCCAACCTGCATTTGATTTCAAGTACATGCGGAGTCCCGGGAGATTGCAATATTCCAGTTATCACCCCGTCGACATGTCCCCTGAAATGTCCTAATAACATTTGGAATCCGATCTGATTAGGATTCCCATTTTCGTCTACAGTGCCGTCGTCATTAAATATTTCAATTCCAGGGATCGTTCGCAGATTTTTTATTATTGCAAGCTCTTGATAATGCCCATCTTCGGCTGCTTTTACGCGATTTATTTCCATATCCAATTCTGTTTCGTCACATGTTTCATTAAAAAGTATCTTTTCAGCACCCCTGAATGAATAGAATAGTTTTCTATAGCACGAGTTTCCGATCTGGGAAGCACCCAAATAATTTCTTTGTTTTTCCGCTTCTTTTTTTTTAAGTATTTGTTGATCCATTGCCTCAAGAGTAGGATCGCTTGATAAATTAACATTTAATTTTGCCATAGTTGTTACCTCTTTATAAATAATATGGAAGATAATATGTTATAAAATTATCATCTTCAAATTGAACCTTTGGATTATAATTTATTTCTTTTAATTCACTTTTTAATTTATCTAAAGATTCATTCTTCTGTATTGTATAGCAATATTTGTTTTCATCTTTATTGATATTATCTTCCATCAATGAGTATTTTTGGAATATCACATGTGCCATATTTTCTTTTTTGATGTTTCTCACCGTTTTACCTCGGTTTATTTTTGTTTTAACAATCTTCTGGACGGTCTTTGTGAAATCTCCATGATACGTTTTCCCGAAACCAATTCTTTATTTTTTCTGTAAGTTTTTCTTCAATTTCTTCTTGGTCTTCGGGGGATCGATATACTCCGCGTAATATTGGCAATCTGAAAAGTACTCCTGTTGCAATTATGGCGTGTGGGTCTGTTTTATTCAAATCTATAATTTTGAAAAAACAATTATCAAAAGAGATATTGCTTTTGAATGTTGGACATTGTAGCTTGCACTCTTCTGATATTTTGCAATCATAACAACAGATGTCACTTTCCAATACAACACATTTCGCGTTACATCTTTTTTCGTTCATAATTATTCTTTCTCCTTATATTGATCTACAAGCACTCCGCAGGGAGAGCCATCGAGGAAAGTGTACCAGTCCAGAAGTTCGTTATTTGTAACAAAATAAACAGAAAAATAAATTAAAAATCTATCAAAATCCATAGATAATCCGTCAATCATTCCTTCTATATCTTCCTTGTCTTCCTTGTTTTTCTTTTTTACCCACTCCCCTCTCAACTGGTCTCGCTCTTCCCATGTGAAAGGTCGGTACGTTTTTTCTTCGGGAATACGCCATGTTCCTGCCTCATAATAAGCAGCATGAAATCCATATCCGTTTAAGAAACTGAACCGAGTATCACTACTTACGGCTATAATACCATTTTCGGCTCCATATTTTAAAAAAACCGTTTCTAACCATTCACCTTTAGATATTATTTTCACTTCTACCTTCTCGCCCATCTTCAATTCTTTACTCATGATTTTACCTCTTTACTTTTATTATTTTGCCTATCCCCTTATACATGATAAGAGGATTGGTAAAACAACAATTACTTAATATGTACCTACACAATACGCCACATGCCCGTTCCCGCTATATAACTTTATTTGTATCTTGAACATTTGAGTCTGGAAAGGACGGACAACAACTCCGGCATCGGTCCCAGGGCCACCGTTGTATGCTGGTGTCTGGTCATCTCTCGCTATAACGTTTCCGTAAGCGTCCATCACATACATATCAATGTCCTGAGTGTTATTATCACCAGAGGCAAAAATAGCGTAACGCTTCCCCTGCTCAAGACGGATAGATATTTCCTTCACCGACTGCTGCTGAAGAGGGAAGATGACAGGTGATACTGTTATCCTCAGATTCGAGAACAGGGGCTTGTTGCTGAGATTGTTAAAATACGACTGAATGTTTGCCCGTGCCTGATTTTCGTCAGAAAACAGATTCCCGAACATCACCGCTACAAAAAACACTGTTACCGCTGAAAAACCAAGAAACTTTTTCATATTATTACTCCTTTACTTT